TGATGGATTAGCACCGTCTACATCTGCTGATACAATTGACTTTGTATTGGCTGGTAGTGGTGCGTCATTTACAGCAGGTAAGCTACGTGCTTACGCTGTAATGATGGACATCAGTGACCAAGGTGATACGGCTGCTAACGAAGTAGACCGTGACACACTTGCCTAAATAGTTGAGGGGGCAGGGCAACTTGCCCCTTCACTTTCATTAAGGACATAACATGGCATATGATTTTCTTGGCTTAGTAAATGCAGTGAACAGAAGGCTGAATGAGGTAGAACTCAGTTCAGCTAATTTTGCTTCGGCTACAGGCTTTTACTCACAAGCTAAAGATGCAGTCAATGCCTCTATTAGATATTTAAATCAGTCAGAATACTTTTGGCCTTTTAATCATAACACGCAAGAAACAACTTTAGTTGCTAACACAAGCCGTTATGCATTTCCTGCAGATGCTAAAGTAATTAATTTTAAGTCTTTTCGTATTAAAGAAAATGCCTCATTAGGTAACGCCACCACACGACTTACTGAAATTGCATACGAAGATTATTTAGATAGATACGTAGAACAAGAGTACAGTTCATCTCTTGGTCAGGGTGTGCCTACCCAAGTAGCACAGGCACCTGACCTTAAATTTATTATGACACCAGAGCCAAACAAAGCCTATGAACTGGTCTATGAATATTATAACTTTCCAACAGATTTGTCTGCAGCGACAGACGTTCCCACAATACCAGAAAGATTTCAACATATTATTGTAGATGGTGCAATGCACTACGGGTATCTTTTTAGAGGTAACACACAAGACGCATTGGTAATGAAAGAAAAATTTGACGAAGGTATTAAGCATATGCGTTCACAACTTATTAATAGAACACCATACGTAAGGTCGTATATGCTTACTGGTGCTACAGGCGGAGCAAGTACAGGCTTCGGTATTTAAGAGGCTATCACAATGGATGCATGGCAAACCTATCCAGTCGAGTTTCGTGGTGGTCTTATAACAAACCTTTCCCCTCTGCAGCAAGGTACAAACGCACCGGGAAGCGCACGAATACTACGTAACTTTGAGCCTTCTGTTGAGGGTGGTTACAGACGTATTGAGGGGTATGATAAGTACGACAGTGCTATTATTCCACCTTACGGCGCACCTGTAGTACACGGTGATGGACAGAGTGGCACAGGGCTTATACTAGCCGCTATGCACACTACACCAGAAGCTGGGGATGTGTTCTCACTGGATGGTGGTTTAGTAGCAGGTGCTTCACAAACAGGTACATCACTAGACGTAGATGGATTGGATGTTGCACCCTCTGCTAATGATACTTTTACTATTAATGGCGATGATACTGTATACACTGTCAGTGCCGCTACTGCTTTAGTAGGAACAGCATCAACGCTGACCATTAGTCCAGAACTAACTATATCACCTGAAGACAATGCAGTTCTTACATTTAGATATACTATTGCATCTGGCGGCGTAACATATGATGCTACAAACAACAGGGCAACGCTTACACTAGATGAAACAATGGTTGTTAATCCGTCTAACGGAGACACAGCTACATTTATAAGCACTACATCTAATTATCTTGCACTTGGTCTGGCGGCATGGGAAGACAGTGCAATTGTTTGTAAAAATGCTGACATATACAAAACTGGCGGCAGTGGTTTTACAAAGATTAACGTGCCTGATTACGGTACACCACTTGTAAATGGCGGTAGCCAAACTGGTAGCAGCTTAATAATTGATGGTTTAGATTCTGCTCCACAAGAGGGTGACGCATTTAAAATTGCTGGCGTAGACTTAATATATACAGTCACAGCAAATGCTACAGTAACGTCAGGCGGTACTACACTAGCAATTAACCCAGCACTTGCAAGTAGTCCAGCAGATAATGCAGTAATTACTTTCTTATCAACAAGCAGAGAAAGTGCCAACAAAAGCAGGTTTGCTAAATATAACTTTAACGGCACAGAAAAGATTGCAATTGTTGATGGGCTAAACGAGCCAGCACTTTATGACAATACTACGTTTACTGTTTTACTAGACGCACCCACAGATGTTATAGGTGCAACTTTTGTAGCAGAAGTTAAAAACCATTTATTTTTTGCTAAAGGCTCTACACTAACATTTACAGCACCCTATACAGATTCAGACTTTTCTGTTGCTAATGGTTCTGGTAATATAAATGTTGGTGGTATTATTACCGCACTAACAGTATTTAGACAACAACTAATTATCTTTACAGAAAATAGTATACACCAGCTAACGGGTAACACTATTGCAGATTTCTCACTGCAGCCTATCACAGTAGACATTGGATGTATTGATTCAGATACTGTACAAGAAATAGGCGGTGACGTAATGTTTCTTGGCCCAGACGGGTTGAGACTACTTAGCGGAACAGATAGAATAGGTGACTTTGGATTAGCCGTTGTATCTAAAACAATCCAGAGTACAATGACAGGTTTTATCTCTGCAAACACGTCATTTACAAGTTGTGTAATTCGTGAAAAGTCACAGTATAGAATACTTGGTTATAACAATAATATTACGCAAGAAAATTCTCAGGGTATACTAGCAACGCAGTTTGCGCCTCAAGGTGGTGAGGGTATGGCTTGGGCAGAGACACGAGGCATACGGGCTTACGTAGCGGATAGTGACTATAATCAAAATGTAGAAGTTGTGCTGTTTGCAAACGATGATGGCTACTTGTATCAGATGGAAAGTGGCAACTCGTTTGATGGTTTAAATATTCAAACAACATTTGCTACACCACATCTGCCTATTAGTGACCCACGTAGACGTAAGACATTTTACAAACTGTTTTTGTATACTGACCCGCAAGGTAGTGTGGCATTTGATGTAAGTTTGAAGTTAGACTTTGATAGTCAGGGTACTATTCAACCAGCACCTATCAGTATTCAAAACACACAGGGTACAGTAGGATTTTTTGGAACAGGTACGTTTGGCATCACACGGTTTGGTACAAAGCTACTTAAACTGTTTCAGACACAAGTTGTTGGTTCAGGATTTACAGTGTCATTCCAGTTTGAATCAAATGACCAAAACCCACCATACTCAATTGATGCACTGACAGTTGAATATGGATTAAACGATAGAAGGTAAAAACTATGGGACAAGGCTACACTAGAAACGATACCATTAATAACATTGCTGATGGTAACATTATTAACGCCGCCGACTTCGATGGTGAATACGATGCCATTGAAGCTGCGTTTAACAGTAGCACAGGACACTCGCATGATGGTACATCAGGAGAAGGTGGTCCAGTTACTGTGCTTGGACCTGCCCAAGACTTTGTAGCAAGTACTACGGACATTAAACCTAAGACTACTAATACACTAGACATAGGAACTAACTCCCTTAAATTTAAAGATATGTACCTAGCTGGTACAGCTAATCTGCCTACTGTAGATATTGATGCAGGTGCAATTGATGGTACATCTATAGGTGCTTCAACACCTGCTGCTGGTACATTTACCAATCTTACCGCTAACACTGACCTTACTCTTGCAAGTGGTGCTACTGTAACTGCTATCCTTGATGAAGACGCTATGACTTCTGACAGTGATACTGCATTGGCAACACAGCAGTCAATTAAAGCATACGTAGCTTCTCAAATAGGTGGGGCAGATGAACTCAGTGAAATACTTTCTAACGGTAATACTACTGGTGGTAATAATATTGATGTAGATGATAACGACAGAATCCGTGTTGGTGCTAATCCTGATTTAGAAATATACCACGATACTGTATCTAGTCAAAGTAGAATATTTGCAGCAGGTCTAGGTGATTTGCGTATTGCTGCTGCAAATCTAAGATTATCTGCTACTGCTGGTACTGAAACATATTTACACGGTACTGCTAATGGTGCTGTAGACATTTACTATGATAACGCCATTAAACTTAGCACAACAAACACAGGCATTGATGTCACAGGTGATATTGATGTGGATGACGATATTATTATGTCATCTGATGGTGCTGTTATTAGCATGGG